AAGAAAATTTTAACTTAGAATTAAATATTTTAGCAGAAAAAAGAAATTATATAAATCCAAACTTGAATAAATTATATTTAAATAATAAACAAATTAATTACGTAAAAAATTTTTATTATAAAGACTATAAATTATTAGATTATTAATTAATGAAAGTATTAGGAGTTAATTTTTCACACAATTGTTCTTTTGCATACATGGAAAATGGTGTTTTAAAAGAATATTATGAAGAAGATAGATTTAACAAAGTTAAAAATTTTAGACCTCCAAATTCTTTTTTTAATATTAACTATCAATATTTAACATTAAAAAAATTTCAACACATAGTTTTTGATGCTGTGGTTTTCTCTTCTCCAGGAATACAAAATATTTATTATGAAAAACTTATGATAGACAATATTTTAAAACAAGTCACCTGTAACAATGTAAAATTATATAACAATCAACATCATATTCATCACGCATTATCAGGTTTTTATTTTAGTAATTTTGAAAAAGCTATTGCAATTATTTGTGATGGATCAGGAGAACAATTAAACGATAAATATCTAACTCTTTTTAGAGCTATAGAATCAATTTATGAATTAAATAAAAAAGAAGTAAAATGTCATTTCCAATGTTTTAGCAATTGGGCAACTGATTATTTTAAATTAAATGAAAAAATTTTAAAAAAAGAAAATATAAAAAAAGATGGTGTTGATATTATTTTAACCAATGGTTTGATAGGAGGTCAAAAATATGCAATTTATAGAAACAAAGCGGGTTTTAGATCTCATCAAGAAGGTCAGTTAATGGGTATAGCTGCGTATAAAGATAAAAATACTAATTTAGATAAGGAGGTGTTAGAGATAGCACATAAAGCACAAGAAGAAACTCTTGTAGATAGAGTAAAACAAATAGAAAGAGCTATAGCATACAGTGATTGCAAAAATATAATTTTATCTGGAGGGTATCATTTAAACTGTGCGAATAATTTTAAACTTGTAAAACGTTTTCCAGAATTAAATTTTTTTGTGGACCCAATACCTTATGATGGAGGAACAGCAGTAGGAGCTGCGTACTATTATGCAAATTTTGAAAACTAAAGAAGAAGCTGTAGAAAAATTATTAGAACAAGAGTTAGTTGCTATATTTCAAGATCATTCCGAATGGGGTGCAAGAGCTTTAGGTAATCGTTCCATGTTATTTGATCCAAGAAATAAAAATGCAAAAGAAATAGTAAATAAACAAAAAGGGAGACAATGGTGGAGGCCAACTGCTGCTACTATATTATATGAACACAGACATGACTATTTAGATATGCACACACTTGATGAATCACCTTATATGACATTTGCAATAGATGCCAAACAAAAAGCAATCAACGAGGTTCCTGCATGTGTTCATGCGGATAACACTTGTAGATTTCAAACTTTAAAAAGGGAACAAAATCCTAATTACTATGATTTAATAAAATTGTTTTATGATAAAACTAATGTTCCTTTATTATTAAATACATCGTTTAATTTAAACGGATACCCTATTGTTGAAACTTATACAGATGCAGTTATGACTTGCAAAGAATCAAAAATAAAATATTTATATACCCCAGAAAATGTTATTAAATAAATATCAAATACAATCTATTAAAGAAAATAAAGTTACGTTTGTAAAAAATTTTGTAATCTTAGACAGACCTTATGATTTTAATTTAGTAAGTAAATTAATAGAAGAAAATGATTTACAAAGCATGTCTAAATCAAATTATGGTGGTTTAAAAAACGTGTTTCAAATACGTGGTGTGGTAAACTTATTAAAAGAATTTAATGTATTATTTGATTTTTTTAGTAAAACTTTTAACTATAAATATGATCAAAGAAACAATGTTGATTTATTTTTAAGTCTAATATCTCAAGCAGGCGTGCCTCATATTGATGAGGAAGATGTATTTATTATAGGGCTAAATGGTAATATGATTTATAAAGTTTTTAATGATAAAATAGTTGATTATCATATATCAAAAGGAGATTTAATTTTTATTCCAAAAGGTGTTAAGCATAAAGTTATTGGAGTAAGCTCAAGAATAAGTATGTCTGTAGGTTTTTTTAATGAAAGAAGTTAAATGTTTTTAGAAATAAATAATTTTTTAGATAATAATTTTTGTAATGAAATAATTAAAAACTGCACTCCTTTTTTAAAAAAGGATGATGTTGATTCTGGTAATAGAGAGGGTAGCACTGTTAATATAACTAAAACTCCTGAATTAAAAAATATAGACAAGATTTTAAATAACAAATTTAAAGACATTACTTTAAAAAAATTAATACATACTTTTAACATAGAAAATAAAACACCTTTAAAAGATTCTAATTTTGAATTTCATAGATATAAAAAAGAAGATCAATTATATACTCACGGAGATGGTATCCATTTTCCAAGTGAAGAAATATTTAATCCTAGAATTTTATCGTTGGTTGTAAACTTAACAGACAATGAAAACGCAGATTTAATTTTTCCAAGATATAACAAAAAAATTAAAGCAGAAAAAGGTAAACTAACTGTATTTTTACCAAATAGTTGTTATGAACATTATATGAATAATAATTCAAATAAAGATAGAGATGTGCTGGTGACTTGGTTGGTAGACATTAGTATACATTGCACACAGGTTCAAAGATGAAAAGAAAAAATAAAATAGAAAATTTTATAGGAATATATGATGGTTATATTCCAGATATACAATGTGATGACGCTGTAAAATTTTTTAAAAAACAAGATGATTTAAAAAAAACATTTAATAGAATTTTAGCAGAGAATGCTACTAAAGATAAAAAAGATGATAAAGCCCTAGATATTCAATCGGTTGTAGAATGGCCTACTCGTTTTAAACCTTTGCTATTAAATTTGGATCAAGTTCTTTCCGATTATTCTAAAAAAACTTCAATAAAAGAGTTTTACGATATACCAAGTTTTGATTACACATATATTAAAATTCAAAGAACAATACCAGGAGAAGGATATCATGTTTGGCATTTAGAACACGGCCCTTCTATTGACTCTGCATTCAGAGCTTTAGTTTTTTCTATATATCTAAATGATGTAAAAGAAGGAGGAGAAACTGAATTCTTGTACCAATCCATGAGAATTAAACCTAAAAAAGGAAGAGTAGTTATTTTTCCAGCTGGTTTTCCATATGTGCATAGAGGCAATCAACCTTTAAAAGATGAAAAGTATTTGATGACTTCATGGTTTCTATTACCTAAAAAATAATGAATTTAAAAATAAAAGATCTTATATATAGAAAAGATAAAATAATGCCTAAAAAGGTATGTCAATATTTTATAAATTTGTTTGAAAATAATATTGAAAAAACAAGTGAAGAAGCTAGTAAAAAACTTATTGAAGGAGAACCTATTTCATACCAGTTAGACAATTTCAAATGTTTACATTTAAATAACTTATCAGAAAAAAATCCTGAAATGGAACAAGCAAAACATCTAGCTTTTAGATACATTGAAATGATGATTTTAAATTATACACAATTTTTAAAAGTAAATATAAGCTCCGCAATAAACTCTGAATGGTTTACCACTACTTCTAATATTCGTATTATGAGATACAAAGAAGGAGAACAAATAATAGATCATTTAGATGTTAATAAAAGAAATAGAGCAGCTTGCACTATAAATTTAAACGAAGATTATGAGGGCGGAGAGTTTAGTTTTTTTTCAGGAAAGGAATTATATACTTTTAAAACAGGAGATTCTATTATTTTTCCAGCAGAACCTATTTTTATTCACGGCACTAAAAAAATTAAAAAAGGCACAAGATATAGTATAAATTGTTTTTTATATAATATAGAGCAGGTTAATGATATTAACTAGATGTATAGAAGATAAATTTTTTTATTTTCAAGATTTTTTACCAAAAGAAGAATATGAAAGAATACATGATGATGTTTTAAAAGAGCGTAAAAAATTATTGTTTAGAGATGTAAGTGATACATGGGACAAAAATTTATACAACAATTTAACTGAGCCTATGAAGGTAAATATGAAACCTGGTTATTTTGCTAACCTAGCAAATATATTAGGTAATCTTCCTCATGTTCATTTAAATGCAAAAGAAATGGGTTTTTGTATACACTATATGAAAAAAAATAGTGGTATAAATTGGCACTCAGATTTAGGTCATGATTATGCAATCACTTATTATTTAAACCACAACTGGAATCAACAATGGGGTGGTGAGTTTATGTATAAACATGAAGGTGAATTTGGTTTTATTCCAATTATAGGTAATTCCGTTGTAATAATTAAATCACCTATGATGCATAAAGTAAATACTGTCTTATCTCCAATTATGCCTAGATTATCTATTCAATCATTTATTTCTCCAGATAAAAAAAGATAGATTTAAAAGATAAAAAGTAGTACAAAGTATTTTACTTATTATATATGTAACACAATTATGGCTCTAAAAAAAGTAGATTTTGCACCTGGTTTTAATAAACAAAGCGTACCCTCTGCTCTTCCTGGACAGTGGGTAGATGGCGATTTTGTACGTTTTAGATACACAGCACCCGAAAAAATAGGTGGTTGGGAACAACTAACTGTTGCATCTAAGACTTTACCGGGCGCTGCTAGAGCGCAATTAGCTTGGACTTCTCTAGCGGGAGAACGTTATGCTGCTATAGGAACCTCTCAAGGTTTATTTTTATATTACGGTAATGATTTTTTTGATATTACACCATTAGACACAGCTATCACAGGATGCACTATAACAACTGTTAATGGTTCAAATACTGTAACTATAAATAAAGGATCTCACGGTTTAGCTAAAGGAAGATATGTA